TGTCATGGTATTGTTTGTGACTGTCGTGTCAATCATTATTACCTCCTTGTATTGTTAATTTTGTGGTATCTCTACCGCCTCATACCATAACCCCTGAATCCCTGCACCATAGTTACAGGCGAACTTAAAACCGGTATTAGTCGGCATGCTGATGTATTGCAGGGAGTTGACGCTTAACTCTAGCTGCACGTTCAAATACGGCGCATTAACAAACGGTTTAGGATAAGTGTAGCTGTATGCCACACCGTTAGAAAACGCCGTCACCCCGTTTTGCGCTAATAGTTCAGATTTGGGAACATACACGAGATTGCGTTTTGCCCCAGGTTTAGCCTTCTCCAACTCATTTAGGCGTTTATTTACCTCCTCAAATGCCTTTTTGAGGTTTACGCTTAAATCCTCAGCCATCTTACGCACCACCTTCCGCTTTTTTCACAATTGAGACAAAATCGGTTTTAAGCGCGGTCTTAATTGCGGTCAGCTCTTGTGTAAGTTCATTGAGTTTTGCCAGTAGTGTATTCCCAATGCTTTTGTTAGCGGTAATAGCGTCCGCAAACTCTTTGAGCTGATTAAGCTCCTCGGTCAATTGCCCACCGTAAAGATCTTGTTTAAAGGCTGTGATTGCCGCTTCGATTTTTTGTTGTACCTCTTGGCTAGATACACCGCCACCGGTTGCTTGGATTGTCGCAATGGTTTGTTGCAGTTCGTTTAACGCTGCGACCAAGCTATCCTTTTGGGTGGTCTTAAGTGTGCTTAAATCACCGGCAGTGTCGTGCAAGGCTTTAATCCTGCCACCAATATAGGTAAATGCTTTATTTAATTCGGCAATTAATTCTTTGATTTTTTCTTCCATTTTGACCTCTCTTTAAATCTCGTTGGCTTTAACAATAAAGGTAAAATCCGGAATATCCAGCTCTTTACCCTCATCGTCTTTGTTATTAATGGTTTTTTCGACCACCTCAACGCGTTTTATCCGCGCAACCACGCGCCGTCGCGTGATGTCAACCTCCTGCTTTTCCTCATCCATACTGCCTCCTATGTTGTAATGTCGTGCTCAAGATAAAGCGTGCCTTCTAGCCGGGTTTTAACGCGCTTAGTTTTACTGATTAACTGCAAATCATATTTTGCCTGTCGCCAGGTCATCTGTTGGGTAAGTGCCGGCGTAAAATTAAGCAACAACTGCCCCTTGATGCGGTCTAAAAACGTTATAGAGCGGTCTGTAGTTGACAGATTCAGCACCTTTTTACCGCCCACCGTAGCGGTTAAATCGGCGCGGGCGATATCCGTTAAATCATAAGGCTGCCCGTCATCATCCCACACCAACTCAACTAACTGCTCATCATGGTCACCTCGGTAAATATAGATGTCCGCTTGGCTCATATCTTTGTACATTTAGTTAATCCTCCTTTATTGCGCGACCTTAAGATTGATATGGGTAAAGGCCAATGCATTGTTAATTGGGACAAACAGTACTGTGACTTTAAAACGTACCTCATTAACCGTAGGCGGTAACTCATCTCCCATAAAATAAGCGTGCCAGTCATCGGTTGGGTAGTTACCATGCGTTTCGGACGTTAACTCTTTGATTACCGCTCCGTCACTACAAAGTTGGATCACAACATTACATAATCCTTGCCGTTTTTGATATGTGCCCACCTTATAACTTATCTCAAACCATTTATATGCCCCTTTAGGGATGGCAAAAGACTTATAAAGCTCGGTAGTTGGCCGTATGGAGCTTGCTATCATCACATAACCGCCATCATTGCGATCAAACGTACCGTCATCATAACGATTAAGCACATTGTCACCGACCGCCCAAGGGTCGCGATAATGCCAAGAACCAATAGGGATAGTAGCCAGTGGCACACCCCCCGTTACCTCAAGATGATAGCCTTGCCAACTCTTAAGGTTATCCTTGACACTATAAAGGGTCACCGTATCAAAAAGCTCACCAGCTTTATACTCCGCATCGGGATAGCGGAAAATATCAGCGGTGGTTACCGCGTTGCGTACCAGCACTCCCTCACGCCAAAAACCTACCTCATAACTGACCCCTTGCCCCTGTTGGGTGCTATCCTCGTGGTGTGCGACTAAATTATCAGCCTGCAACAAACGGTCACGATGTGCCCAACGCAACACAAACCCTAAACGATTCGAAATTTGCGCGCCAAGTACACCATTAACCGTCACTTTGCCCGGTGGGTAAGGACGCGCCTGGCGTTGCATGGTGGTCAAGTTAAGCTGAGGTGCCGCATCAAAACCGAGTGTCTCACGGGTAGTGCGGGTCAGTAACTTGGCTTTAAGTTGCTCCCCGGCCGCATATTTGGTTTGGTCTACCCCCATAGCAGCTAAATAAGCCCAGGCTACTGCTCCTTGACTATGTGCCTTTGGCACGGTATCAGCACAACCACGACCGACCGTGATGGTTTGGGTAGCAAAATCTACCCGCTCGATTTTAACAATCTCGTCATCAATCATCAGAGCGGTCGCCGCGTTTAAGTGGCTATAATGTCCCGTATATTTAAACTGGGTTTGATACGGCCCGATTGCCTCTTTTAACGTTACTGACGGCGTAAATGATCCGTCGCCTACATTGCTATAGCCACCGCCTGCGTCTACATACATAGCATAATTAATCGTCATCGGTGACGGCGACTGCGCCGCCACGCCGACATAACAATCGCTAGCCTGTACAAATGACAGTTCGGATGCTCCAAATAACAACGGATAAACATGATACGGCAACTCAAAAAAGCGTCCGACGCTAATCGGCCTAACCGCAAAGCTAGGCTGTATATACTGCGATTGTGCCTGTTGTCCGGTATAATTTGTCGCCGGCAACCCAAATACATCCTGAATACAGGTCACTACAATCTCACCCTCGGCGTTGCCGTTATCAATCTTGCCCACCCGGAACACCGCACTGTCAATTTGCCGCTCCGGCAACGATACCCGAAACACATCCCCCGGCTTAAGTTGACTGCCACGCATATCAAATACGATTTTAAGTCGCATTAGCCCGCCTGCGCTCATCTCAAGATCACGCTGTGCCACCCGCATAGCCAAATCAAAGGTTGGCAATCCTTTATACTCGGTGGTTTTGGTGATCACACCGTGCATCTGCGCCGCCGCCAGGTTATTTGCGGTCGCCTTGCCGTCCTTATTGGATACCGGGTCGCGATAAATCACAGTCACCTGATTCGCCATATTTTCGGATGAAGAGGTATCATCATCCTGCACCCGTAAAATCCCGTTATCATAGTGATACAACGGCAAACTAGCCGGGTTGTAATCTTGCCGAATCAATTTAATTGCCAGCTTACCGGTAGCCAGGTTGTCGTATTGCACAGCCCCGATATGGTCAAGCACCTGCTGAATAAAATCCGTAATAGAGTTTTGCCGGTTATATCTAAAACACAAGCCAAACCCCTCATCAAACAACACGTCCGCCGCTTGTTTAAAGCTGTCTAAATCCAAGTCGCTATATTCTTTCTTGCCGCCCCAGCTCTTATTGGTGGCACACTCAACCAAGATATGCGCCGGGTTCATTGCGTGAATTTGGCGGACGTTTTGCTCTTGCTCAGGGTCAAGGCCGCTAATGTGTAAATTATCGTTACGCAGCACAATACGGCATTTTTGCGGATACCACACCGAGCCGTCGCGCCAGCCCTTATTTGTCCTGCGCACCCGATAGCCGGGGCGTTTAGGGTAGGCGTTATAACAACTAACCAGCCCGCTAAACACCGTGGTCACAATACCGCGAAAACCGGGGATTAAATCCTCCGAACTCAGATCACCGTCGGCAACTTTACCGCCACTGAAAAACGGATCTTTCTCTTTTTCTTTTTTGTCTGCATTAAGTACAATCGGTGGCTCGTCACCGCTTTCGGCGGCTTTAGGGGCGGGGTTGTAAGCCCCTTTGAGCAGGTTAATCAGCATTTGGGTTGGCTTTTGGTCAGCCTCACCCATTAAAATCTCCATGCGCCCTTGGATGCCGCCTTCGCCACCGGTATCCTCACCGCCAAATAAATTGGGTTTGTCGATAAAAATTGCTTGCGAATAGGTCAACTCGCCGGGCTTACCTACATAAGCGGTCTTATCATCAAAACGGATCTCAACAATCTCATCCACCGGGCCACGTCCTAGACCAGACTGAATATCCCAAAAATAGCGATAACCGACCGTGACCTTGCGTCCTTTGCGCTTACCACCCATTATTTAGCCTCCACCGATTGCGGCAAATCAGATGCCATCTCCCCGCGCGCCTGCTGTGCCGCCGCCACGCATTTGCGGGCAAACACGCTACCCGTATCAAGTAACACCTGCGCCGGGATACCGTCACGCAAGAATGCTAAATAATCCAAGCCTTGACGGTCAAAAAACATCTCAACCCCGCTCGGACAAAAGCCGACGCGTCGCATATCCTGCATGGTAATGATTAATGCCATCACTTACCCCCGTTTAATCTCGGATGTGCGGTAATTGCCATAACACAACACCTGCCAATCCTCCGTCCAACAATCGCCAAAAAAAACACATTGCGGCACGCCCTCGTCGGTCTGCGGGAAATCCCAATCATTAGCCGACACCGCCTCCGGTGCTTGCGTCCCTCTTTGGCGTGGCGCAAGTGCCTGATTAACTAAATAACTCAAGGCCATCACGGCAATAAAACGGACTATCGCCCAACCTACTGCTGCAAACATTGATTACTCCTTAAAATATCCGTGAGCCGTCATACGGCGATTTGTTTGGCATATGCGGTATGCCGCCAAAATTAAGCACATTGTTAAATTTATCGCGACAGGTCTTAACCTGCCCGTCACAGCCGGGATAAACGGTAATCAGCGTGCCGACACTGATTTTTTGCGTGCCCCCCATAATTGTTAATAGGTTATTATGATGAACGGTCACCGCGCGCACCTCTCGTACCCCAAGGCTATCCGTCCACTCGATAAAGCCCGCATTAAACCAGTTGTCCGGCAATTGCGACGGAAATCCCACCGTAATAGTCGTACCTGTTACCGCCTGCACCCGTAAACCCGCCACTGCAAACTTCGCCTTATCCACCTTACAATCGCTGTCATACAAGGAATAAGGGCAACTACGCCCCCACATTAAGCGCAAGCCGGCCGAACGCATTGTGGAGGATAGTCCTGCCGAAATTAGTTCGGTTTGGTGGGTTTCGGGGCGTTTAGCCTCGATAATCGTGCCAATCCATACCACCCGAATCTCGTTATCCTGCCAATGCAACCGCATCACGGTAAGGGTGACCGACTGGCTTGGGGCAATGCCACGAAACAATTGCGCCACCGCATTATCACTTGGCAGGCTGACCCTTAAGTTATCCCCCGTTTTACGCCCGGAATCACTGATGGCGGTCGCCAACCATTGCTCGCCGTTGACGGTGATGTCTTGGTCGGCGTCGGTAAACCGCCACACTTTTTGGTTATTACCCAGCGCAAATTGATATAACGTTATCGGCTGCCCGTCCGAAACGGAGTTTGTCCTGTTTAAATAGCCCATAAACCTGTTTTAAACCTCTTTTAAAATTGACCGCACTTTTATGTTTCGAGCTCTTCGCGAACCGCCCGAAAGAGCACTGTCACCACCGCCACACCGTCCGCATCAGTTTGGTGCGCCCAGCTGATTTGGTCGCTCTCAAGCCGTGACAGGCTTAAATATGACACTTTGGCAATCTCCTGTTTGGCGGCATAAAGCACATCCCCGTCAAACACCAATCGCTCGCCAACTGCCGTGGTATTCGCGGACACCACGCGGCGGTAGTGCACTTGCCCGTTAGTTAGTTCAATCCGCACATCCTGCCGTCCGGGTTGTTGCAATAAATGGTCGGTATAACCCACCGTCTCAATATCCACTGTACGCCCGGACAAGTTACCCTGCGGGGTGACATCACTGCCGGAGGTCGCGACCCATACAGGCTTTTGCCGTCCTCGCAGATAGTAAAACAAGCGACGTAATCGGTCTTGCGCCGTCCGCCCGCTCAGTACAAAGCGATGTGATACTAGCGAAAACGCCCGCATTGCCGTATCTAAGTAATAAGGTAGCCCAGTGTCATTATCCAACTGCTTAATCAAACGCAGATATTGTGCCGTTACATCCTCCGACCATTCGCTGGTCGGCTCCAGCACCGGCTTGCCGCGATAAGTCGGCAGGTGTGATATATCCGCCGGGTAACCGCTATGCTCATGGATTTTTAACCGCACTTGTGCGGTGGCCGCGTTGTCGCTTAGCCGGCTTATCTGTGGCATATCGGTCAACACCGCCGCACGGAGCGGATATATCCGCGCAAGCGCGTTATAACTAAACTGTAACGGGCGCGCTAAAAAGAGCCGGTCTGCAACAATACGGGCTATCTCCACGCTTTCTTTACGGCTGCCTTGTACAATCAACGCCTGGCCACCAGCCTTAAAATCATAGCCTGCTGTGTTAAAACGGATTTCAGCGTCCCCTTGTCGCATAAAGTAAGAGGGCGTTAACGCATCGGTAAATACCGGCATCAGCCATACCTTACCTGCCATTGCATACATAGCGGTCTCAAATTGTTGTAATTGCCTACCGGAGAGCATGACTTTAAACTCAAAGGTGCGCCGCGGGGATAGCCGTCTGGCAATGCGTTGCTCTGCGCCTGTTTGAGATTGATGGACGGCTGTCAAAAACTCTAAATTTTCGGTGACCGGCTCAGACCAATCGGGATAGTACGCCCAATCCGACGATCGACTACCGGTAATATGTACCGTTACCGCCGCGCCCGGAAAATTCCACCGAATAACGGTGTCAATGGTTGTCGGCCCTCGCATGGACACCCGCACCGTCCATTTTTTGAGGGCAAGGCTTGCAAAGGTAGTTGACGATTCGCCGATAATTTCCACTCCCTCGCCGTTTTGCACGGTGATGGATTGCAAATGCGCCGCCGTATCATCAGCATTCCAAACTTGTACCGTAAACACCTGCTCCGTGCTAATTGCGCCCAGATTGACCAGTTTAGGGATGGCGTACACACGGTTATAAAACTCGGCATAATAGTTAGGCGAAATAAAGCCGTTTTTAGGCACGCTAGCGTCCCATAACCCCGTATCTCTTATCGCGCCGACGGTGACCTGCGGTGTCAACACCAAGCGCACATCCGCCGCCCGATAGGTCGTCAAACGGTCTAAATAGCCCGTATCTTGAAGACGGTCTCCATCAGCGGTTACAGGGGTTAAATATCCTACGCGCTCTGCCATAACATCCTCTAATTAATCAAGCGGTAACAATGGAACAGGTATTCGCTTTGCTTACCAAAGCGCATGGCAGGAAACATTTTCCATCTTGAGCCCGCCACCTCAAACTCTTGACCGGCAATTATGTTTTGCGAGCGCACGGTGTAAAAGTCAGGCGGACTGCCGATTTGGCGCAGCACCTTATCAATACCGACTACGATTAGGTTGTTAGGCACCGGGATGATCAGGTTGCCAAATTGACTATGGCTTTGGCGCAACAATAATGCTTCATGGTGTACCTCGTTTACTCCCGATGCGGCAACATAACAATTGCTAAACATCCCACCGCCATAAAAGTCGGCTGCAAACTCATTTAAATAGTATGGCGAACCGTGATGCTGCACAAAATACCACGGGCGACGGGTATCCCCACTAATCCCCTCAGCACGTACCACAGCCGGATAACGTTCATACCCCCCATTAAAAGCGATACAGTTACGCAGTGACGGCACCTCATCATTAACATAGGTGCCGTAGGCATACTGTCCACCAATATACTCGCCTTGTTTGTTAAGCGTACCGATGCCAAAATGAATAAAATACTCACCATCTAAATCCACAACGCAATGGGCATACTGCGCCGTACCAAAAAAATGATAGGCCGAATAACTGCCGCGATTGAGATAGTTGGAGCCGGTCTTCACCTTGCGATAATTGTGTTCAGTACTATTCCCCGCTGAATCGCCGGTATTATCTAAGTGGCAAAACAAAATATTGCTTTTATACTCAAACGTCCATTTACCATCACTATTGGTAAAAACCCATTGACCAACACCGCCGCCAACCCCAAACCCTAAAGTCTGGGCGAACGCCTGAAACTTGCGCATTAAATCCTCTACATCGGTAGCGCTCCCAGTTTGATAGGCCATCTTAATTACTCCTTACCACGGCAAACCCGTGTCCATCACAAAATAATCGGTAGTGGTGCGTCGCAGACCGTTGTTAAACGCAATGCCGCGGTGTCCGGTATCGGCAATTTTTACTTTATCGCCTGGCAATAACTGGATCCCCGGCACCCAATACACCCCTTGCAACGCCCCCCAGCGAGTTTGTCCCATTGGTGAGCTTTTTGTGCTCAGCAGCTCCGCCGGAAACAATGGATAATGTCCGCCCGGGCTAGCCCCAAGATAAGTGATCGTATTGATTGCAGCGTAACTGTTATTATCAATTGCTTTAGGGTAAACAATCTGATGATCAACGCCTCGGTCGCGCTCATAATCGCACCCTGAAAATATGTGCCAGGCTTGATCAACGCCTAACAGCCAGCAGTTATTGTCACGCGGGTCGATAATAGAAGATATGCGGTTGCTATTATTGGAATAGCGGGTAAGTTTATCTGCAGATGCTGTGCCGGCAATCAATAGCGGATAAGGGTATTCCACCGGTGTGACCGTCGGCAGGATAAAGCCCACGTAAGCGGTCGCACAGGTATCGCTAATAAAGGTCGCCATCTTACAGTGCCGCCCATCTGCAATTAGGTGATACTCAAATGCCCGCGCATCACAACACAATGCCACTCCCGGAGAGCAGTCAACCATTGCGGATGTTATGCTAGTCGGGCTGACTAATGCCGGGTTAAAAAACGTGCCGCCGTAAAAATTGACGTTATAAATATCCTCAGCAATAGAGCTTGCCGTCTCAGCACAGACATACATATCTTGCGACACCCCAGTACCACTGGATTTCCAAACAATTTGTGTTGTCGGCATCATTGTCGGGGTAGCGGGTAAGGTGCGCTCATAGAGCTTTTGCCACGCCTGCCCCGCCGCTTTAAGGGCAGGGTCATTGGTTAAAAATTGATTGAGCTTAGCCAAAAAATCCCGCTCATTGTTCGCTTTGCCGGTCTGATATGCCATCTCTTATCCTCTTAATTGTTTAAAGCCTGTTTTATCGTGTCTTTGTTGGCGATAAGCGTGGTCATTACCGCACGCTCGCCCGCTACCGTACCAATGCCGGCGGTAAATAATTCCGCGCTATCCACCGCCAGGGTCTGCTTGATATTGACCGGTGGCGCACTGACTTGTATTTGTCCTGCCGTGCCGTCTTGCATGGAGGTGGTTAAGCCGGGCTCGCGATACTGCGGCATGGCGGGGCTGGATACCAAGCCTCCATTGGCAAATCCTGCCAACCGACCGCGGTTAATGGCGTGTAAGAAACCGACCCCATATTTGCGCACCATCGCCTCACGCACCACAAACTCACCGTTAGATAGGCGTGCCGGGATACTGTCCGATGTCCCCGTGCCCGGGCCGCGAATATAGCCCCCGGTGGCGGCCATTACCGATGCACCTGCAGCACCGCCAAATAAACCGGTAATGCCGCTAACCGCCTGCAAAGCCAACTGCTGGGCGGCGACTTGCGCCATGGCATTAACCACGGTTAACGCCAGGTTTTTAATGGCATCTTTAAGCGTCATCGTGCCTTGCGCCAAGCCCATTAACGAGGACTCAATCCCGCGCGTTAAACCATCCTCGAAGGCTTTTTGTAATTCATTGCCGGCGGTTTTCAGCTCGACAATTTTTAACTTCATTTGCTCCAACATAGCGCGCGCCTGCTCGCCTTGCTGTCCCGGCATTTTGGCCAAGCGTTCCAATAGCGGTAATTGTTTTTCAATTTCCGAAACGGTTTGCGCGTACACCTCTTTGAGCTTTTGCTGCCCGGCCAAATGGGTAATAAGCCCGGTTTGTACCTGTGCCTGAATGCTTTGCTCTTGTGCGCTTTGATTTTGGAACAGTTTATTGATTTCGGTTTGCAGCCCATCCACTTGCACTTTGGCCTGTTCAAGTGGCAGGATTTTTTTAATCAAATTAATCCCGTCCACATTGCCTGCTTTCTGAAACTCGCCAATCATGCGGTTATAGCGGCTTTCTACGTCGGTCAAATTGGCTTTAACCTCTTGACCGGTTAGCCGCAGATATTGGATGTGCAGTTCTAAGTTTTTTTGTTCGTTTTCGGCTGCTTTATCAACTGCTGATTTTTTACTCCCGCCGCCACCGCGTCGACCGCCCCCATGTCGGCGAGATTCGCCTGCTTGGATTTTATCGGCGAGTGCATCCGCCTCAGCCAAATCATCACCCTGTAAGCCCTTTTTGCGGTTGTCATGTTTAATACGCTGAGCTGTCGTCATACCTTGGGTTAATTGTCGTTCACGCAGTCCCTCAAGGTAGTTTTTACCCTCTTTGGCTTGTTTGGCGTTAGCCA